ATAATAATCAAGGCCCGCCTCAGAGCGGGTTTTTTTATGCTCACAGGAAAATCAAGTGGCCGCTCCCATACCGAAAATTCGGTACGACTGGCCGCTGCACTGAGCGCATTCAAACAATGGAAAAGAACTCTGGTGTTGCGCGGGAAGCCTAGATCCCTGCTAATCGGGGCCGCGTTGGGAGTCCACCAGATGAAAAACTTCAAGATTGGCGAATTTACCTGCCCTACCTGTGGGAAGGCGCAGATGGATGGCAACTTCCTGGCAATGCTGGATCGGGCCAGGGATGTAGCAGGCGTCCCCTTCAAGATCAATTCAGGCTATCGCTGCGAAGCACACAACCGAAAGATCGGTTCAAGGGAGCAGAACTGCGCCCACACTAAGGGCAGGGCCGTAGACATACAGGCCATAGACAGCACTACCCGCTTCCGCATTGTAGAGGCGGCATTACAGGTTGGGTTCTCCCGTATTGGGGTAGCCAGCACGTTTATCCATCTGGATAACGATGAAACAAAGCCACAGTGTGTGATGTGGTCATATGACTAGGGCATAGCGCCCAGTACGGGTTGATGTGTCAGGCATTGTACTGACGCGGTGGTGGTGGGAGCTAATTGTTGGAGAGCGAGATGCCTGGGGGCAGACCTACAGCAATGACAGATGAAGTAATTGCAAAACTGGAGCAGGCGTTCCTGTTGGGTTGCACAGACCGCGAGGCTTGTATGTACGCGGATATTGTACCGTCCACGCTGTACCGCTTCTGCCAATCCAATCCAGCATTCTCGGAGCGAAAAGAGGTTCTGAAGGAAAAGCAGTTCTGGAAGGCGCGGCAGGTACTGAGTGACGCCCTGGATAACGGTGACGTTGCCACGGCTCACAAGGTGATAGACCGGAAAGAGGGCAGCAAGCTGTCCATCTCTGGTGCTGACGGTGGCCCCGTACTGACTGAAAGGACAGTGCGCCTTGTTCGCTCAGGAGATTGAGCAGGAGCCACTCGGAACAGTCATTGAGACCCCCGAGGCATTCGCTGAACTGTACGAGTCGCACCGATACAAGGTGTACTGGGGCGGTAGGGGTGGAGCCAAGTCAACGGCATTCGCTGACGCACTGCTAGTCCTGGGGGAGCAGGCGCCCCTACGCATACTCTGCACCCGAGAGAAGCAGAACTCGATCAAGGAGTCCGTACACGCTCTGCTGGAGGCCCGCATCAAGTCTGGCGGGTTCACTGGCTACGAGGTGCTGAGAGACCGCATCGACCATGAGAACGGCACCAAGATATTCTTCATGGGCCTGTGGAACAACATCGACTCGATCAAGTCGGTAGATGGCGTTGATATCTGCTGGGTTGAGGAGGCCAACACGGTCTCCGAGGAATCATGGAAGAAACTGATCCCCACGATCCGCAAGCCGGGGTCTGAGATATGGGTCAGCTTCAACCCTGAACTGAAGATGGACGCTGCCTACCAGCGGTTCGTCATCAACCCGCCCAAGAACGCCCTGGTCAAGCAGGTGTCGTGGCGCGACAACCCCTGGTTCACCCAGGAACTGCGCGATGAGATGGATCATCTCAGGGCCACAGATGAGCAGGAGTACCTGCACGTTTGGGAGGGCGAGCTTAAACAGTTCGCTGATGGTGCTGTCTACGCCCCCCAGTTGAAGAAGGCGCGGGCAGACGGGCGCATCTGCGACATCCCGGTAATGAGCGTGGAAACCCACACCTTCTGGGACTTGGGTCGCAACGATTCAACGGCGATCTGGTTCATGCAGATTGTTGGCCGGGAGCATCGGTTCATTGATTACTACGAACACCGCCTTGTCGAGCTAGACCACTACATCCGAGTGCTGAAGGACAAGGGGTACAACTACGGCACTCACTACCTCCCGCACGATGTGGAGGTGACCGAGCTTACCAGCACCAGGGGATCTCGGAAGGACATACTGATAAGTGGCGGCATACGGAACGTCCGTGTGGTGCCGAGAATCGCCAACGTCAACGATGGCATAGAGCGGGTGCGACAGGCATTCCCGCAGTGCTACTTCGACCAGACACGATGTGAGCGCGGCCTCGATGCCCTCGCCAATTATCAGTACGTCTTTGACGAGCAGTACAACACGCACCGCAAGGTTCCGCTGCATAACTGGGCGTCCAACGGTGCAGACGCATTTAGACAATACGCGCAGGGTTTCATGGAACGCAGATCAATAGATACAAGCGAGTACAGGAAGCCCGCGAGGTACTTTGAGTAATGGACAAGAGACTGGTCAACATCTTGGAGCATCAGCTTCAGGAGTCTGACGCATCCCTGTTTGAGTCGCATGAGCAGGTTGAGCGGAACTACAGGTACTACGCACTTCAGCCCCTGGGCAATGAGCAGACCGGCTACTCGCACTATGTCTCTCCCGATGTCCACGACTACGTTGAGAGCAAGAAGGCACTGTTCAAAGAGACATTCCTGTCCAACCGGCAGACCGTCAAGTTCATGGCTACCGGCGCGACCCCTCCCGGCGAGGCAGAGGCCAAGACCGCTTACGCCCAACGGGTGCTGGACGCCAACAAGAAGTCTCGCCTGTTCCCTGAGTTCTGGCACGATGCCTTTCTCGCCAAGATGGGCGTCACCCTGATCGAGTGGGTGGAGGACACCGATATTGTTGAGATGCAGGTGGAGCGGGCTACCGAGCAGCAGGTTATGCAGCAGGCTTCTCAGCAGGGTACGGTGCTTGGCCTGGACGCAGAGCAGACCACCATAGAGCAAGTGCCGGTCATGGGGCCACAAGGCCCGCAGGCGCAGGTTCTGATGACAGGCACAGTATCTGTCGAGATAGACGCCAGCCGCATTGAGATCACCCTGTGCGAACCAGAGCGATACTTCCGTGACCCGCTTGCCGCGCACCTTGATGACGCGATGTGGGCGACCTATCAGGACGAGGTTCCCAGGGGGACACTGAAGCGCCGGGGTTATGACGAGGATCTGGTTGACCGGCTGGACTCCAACTACCGCTGGCAGCGCGGGGACGTTGACTACGCCCGCAAGCAGCACGACCAGAGCTACACCACAGGCCAGGGTCAGGCCCGCCATGACGATCAGGAGACCGTCACGTTCTTCAAGACATGGACATGGATCAACTTGGCCGATGCCGATCTGGAGCTTGACGGAGACTACCCCGATGAGATCAGGCTCTATGAGATTCACTGGGCGAACGGCGAGATTTTGGAGTGGGCTGACGGTACACCGGCCATCCGAGAAGTCGGTGAGATGCCGTTCTTCGAATGGTCTGAGTTGCCGATTTCCCATGCGGCGACAGGTATGTGTGGCGCGGATGTGGTTGCCCACTCACAGAAAACCAACAGCACACTGAAGCGGGCCATCATCGACAACGCCAACATCGTGAACAACACGCGGTGGGAGGCCAGGGAGCAAGACCTGCTCAACCCGCGAGACCTGTTGGACAACACCATAGGCGGGGTGATCTTCAGCGACACAGGGAATGCGGTACGCGCCCTGGATGCGCCGATGGTATCCCCGGTCACCTTCCAGACCCTGGCGATGATCCAGCAGGACACCGAGGCCAGATCCGGTATGTCCTCACTTGCGAAGGGCATGAACACTGACGCCCTGCGCTACCAGAACGCGGCTGACATGGTGGAGAGGCTGACCAACTCTGCCAAGACCCGCCCGATGCAGTCTGCCAGGGACTGGGCGCTGAACTGGCTCATCCCGGTATGCCAGCACATCTGCAAGCTGGGTATGCGTTACGACAAGACACAAGACCAGATTGAGTCTGGTGGCCGCATGATTCCTGTGATCCCGGCACAGTGGCGAGCCGACTGCCTTGATATGGACATAGCAGTCGCATTGACCCCAGACGAGGGCGCGGATCACGCGCAGAAGTTGATGGTCATGCACCAGACCCTCTCTATGGATCCGCAGTTGTCTCAACTGTACGGGCTGAAAGAGCGCCACGCCCTGATGGACGATGTGTTTGACGCGATGGGCGTTGGTGACACCCAGCGGTACTTGATGCGCCCAGACAGTCCTGAGTTCGCCCAGGCACAGCAGCAGATGCAGCAGCAGCAACAGATGCAGATGCAGCAACAGCAGCAGATGTTCGCGCAGCAACAGGCGAACTTCAGGGAGCAGTTAGACCAGAAGTGGGCAGAGATCAACAACAAGATCATGGACACGATGCAGGACAACGAACGGGAGGACGAGAAGTCGGACTGGACGATGTACAAGGAAGGGGAAGAGCTTGAGATAGAGCGAGACCAGAAGCGAGCGGCCAATATCGGATAACGATAAGAAGTCACACGCTTAGGGGGGCTGCGGCCCCATTTTTTTGGAGAGAGAGCGATGAGCAACCAAGAACACAACTACACCTTGCAGGAGGTGATCGCCATTGGCGAGGACGCCGCCCGCACACTTGAGAGTCAGTCATTCCGACTGGCATATGCCCAGGTGCTGAACAACATACAGGATCGTTTCTACAAAACGGAGCCGGGACACAGCAGGACTCTGGAGGAACTTCGCCGGGAGGGTAACGCCCTGGCTAAAGTCACCCAGATGCTCCAGCGGTACACGATGGAAGCCCGCTCTGAGTTGCAGAAACAGTCTCAACAACAACAGGCCGCTGCTGAGAGAGCAGGGTTTGGTGACTTCAGTGAGGGAGAGCAGTCATGAGTGACCAAGAATTATCATTCCGCGAGCAGACCGCACAACGACTCCAGGCAGAGCGAGAGGGAGTAGCGCCAGCAGCGGAAGCACCGCCAGAACCAGAAGGGGCGCCAGTGTGGTCAAACCCCTTTGAGAGTTCAGACCAAGACGTTGTGGCTGACCGTGACAACGTAGAACCGGACGAAGCGTTAAGCGATGAGTCGGAGTTCGATGACGAACCAACCGATGACATCGAGGCGAATGATGACGGTGTAGACGCCTCCCCTGAATACTTGGAGCTACAGGAAAAGTACAAGACCCTGGAAGCCGAGTTTACGCGGAGGAATGCCAACCGGAAGGAGGTTGAGGCAAGTCTCGACAAGGCGCAAGAGGCAGCGGTAACGACTCGCCACGCCCTGGAGGACAAACTTCAAGAGGCCGACCAGTTGGTGTCTCATTTTGCTGGGATGGCAACCCGGCAACTACAGCAACTTCAGTCAGTAAACCCTGCGACTCTGCCGCCAGAGCAACAGGCCCAATACTATCAACAGTTGAACATGGCTACCCAGCAGGTTCAGCAGTTTGGTTCACAGTTGCAGGGCTTGAAGCGACAGCAGCAGGAGCAGCGCGAATTTGCCAAGAAGCGTGAGGCAGAGATTGCCATCGCTAGGCTAAAGACGCGGATACCGGATTGGGGGCAGGACAAGTACGGCCAGTTGGCAGAGTTAGCCGGTGAATACGGCTACACCCAGCAGGAGTTCTTCGACACCACTGACTACCGGATGATGGTCATCCTGAATGAGTTGCAGCAGTCCCGCAATGCGGGCGATGCGGTCAAAAAAACCATTAAACAACGTAAGGCGAACCCTCCAAAATCAAGGGCTGCAAAGTCGCAATCCCGCAATGAAAAGGGACAGTTTGCGAAGGCACAACAGGCTTTCCATGACAACCCGAACCAGCGTGGTGCATTCGCGGCAATGAAGGCGCAGCAGTTGAAGATGGAACGGAACCGCCGCTGAACTTAAGGAATAATTCTCATGGCATATTGGGATTCGTATGACCAAATCGGTCAGAAGGAAGATGTGCAGGACGCGGTATACCGCATCTCGCCCGTTGACTCCCCGGTTGTATCAATGTCTCGCAGCATCCAGGCGAGTGGTAAAACTCACGAATGGCACCAGCACGAACTGACCGCTGCTGGCTCCAACAAGCAGGTTGAAGGTGCTGACGCGCCCGCCGATAGCTCGACTGCGGTAGTCAACAAGTCGAACTACTGCCAGATCATGTCAAAGGTCTCCGAGATCGCTGGCACCCTGGAAGCAGTGGACAAGTATGGCCGCGACTCTGAAATGGCGTTCCAGTTGGAGCGTGTTTACTCAGAACTCGTCAATGACGAGGAACTGGCCGTGAACGGACGCCCTGGTGGTACTCGTCAGACCGGTGCCCCCGGTGATGGCGCGACTGCGCGGGAAATGAAGTCACTGGTAACCCAGTTGGACGCATCAGTTGTTACCGATGCCCTGACTGCTGCTGCCGGTTCTACTGCGATCTCTACCATCCCTGAGTTGGAAGCCCTCATCGTAGCGGGTCACAAGACCTCCTTCGAAGCTGGCGGCAACCCTGGGTATCTGGTGATGGATCCGACCAACTCCCTGTACGTTTCAGATTTCGCCCGTGGCTCTGGCCGCAACCGCGAGATCCGCAACGAGAAGTCTATCGTGAACGTGATCGACCTCTACGTCAGCAACTTCGGTGAGCTTGACGTTGTGATTGATCGCAACAGCGATGACTGCATCAAGGGTCTGGACTTCAACTACCTCGCAACGCCGATCCTGCGGGCAACCACTGACTGGCAGCTTGCGAAAGTTGGTGACAGTGAGCGCCGCCAAGTGCTGCGCGAGTCTACCTTCGCGGTACTGAACGACAAGGCACACTTTGCAATCGACAACGTGCCGGATGACCTGACCCTCTCCTAAGAGGGACTACTGACGCCCGAAACCGCAGGGGAGTAGGGCATCTCTATCTGGAGTAATCATGGCTGACAAGCGTTTTCTCGGACGCTCCGCTGATGTGACCAAAGTATTTGCATCTGAGGATGGCAAGCACTTCCGAGGCACACGGCAAGATATAGATCCGATCATTGAGCGGGTGCGGAGCTTCAAGGAAAAGGTTAATGAGTCATCAAAGGCCACCAACCGGCACGACTGGCACTACGCTGGTTCAATCCCGGTGACCATGTTGGTGGATTGGCTGAACAAGCGGGGCTACACCCTCGACCAGTTCGCCAGGAACGAGGGCGGTGAGGCTGGCAAGACCAACCCACGCGGCGGTGGTGTGAAGGACGAGTTCATGCGGTACTTCCTGTCACGCGACTTCGCCAAGCTGCACACACACCATGTCACAACGAAGCGGGAGCGGTTCTTGTGAAAACATTCGGCACGTTAAAGACGGATATAGCCGACTGGCTGAACCGTGAGGACGCCGGTTTTATCGCCAGAGTCCCCGACTTCATCGCGCTTGCGGAGAATCGTATCTACCGCGACCCCCGATCCCGTGTGGCACACGCGGAGTTCTCCCAGGTTTACCTTGCGGCAGACGATCCCTTCAACCCCATCACCCTCCCGGCCAACTTCAGGGAACTTTTGTCCGTTGTGGTTGGGGATACCGTGGTGGAGCGGATCTCGGATCAGGAGTTTTTTGCCAGATCCAAGATAAGCGGCTACCGGGAGACTGATAAGCCGAAGTTCTGCGCGATTATTGAGCGCAATTTGTACATTTTCCCCTGGCCTGATGCCACAAAGACGGTTCAGGAGTGGGGTGACGCCTCAATTACGGTCAGATACTACGGCACTGAGTCCCTGAACAACCTCGACTCATGGAATACGGCCACAAATCCGGTGGATGACCCGCCTGTCGAGGCTACATACACCCCTGTAGCGCAATCTGACAACAATACCACGCGACTGCTGCGTATGGCCCCCGATGTGCTGCTGTATGGCTCGCTGGTGGAGGCTTGTGTGTTCCTTCAGGACAAGCAGTGGCTGGAATACCACGAATCACGCTTTCAGGACGCCATGAATGCGCTCCTGAGAGAGCATAGGCGTCAAGCCATAGCAGGATCAACGAACCGCGTATCGTCCGTAGGCGGCGATTCAACGCGGATGTATCAGGAGTAAGAGATGTCTATTGCCGGTCTTGACGAGAACGTCCCATCGGATACCGCGTTTGCGGGCCTGGGTGACGATGAGATACGGGCGCTGAAGTCGGCGCTGAAGAATTGCTTCCCGAACCTTGAGGCTGTGATCGAGGCTGGAGCGGGCAATGGTGGGGCGAATGCCGCACAGTTCACCCAGTTGTTTGATGATGTCGCCACACTGCTGGCAGGCGCTGGTGCTGGAACGATCCCGGTAGGTGGTGTCATTGCCTACCACGGTGCGGTCAACGCGATCCCTACGGGCTTCGCACTGTGTGATGGCACCAACGGCACCCCGAACCTGTCTGACCGATTCATCTACGGTGAAACGAACTCGGCATACGACTCCACTGTGTCCCCCACCGTTGGTGGTGTCACTGGCTCAGGGACAACCGGCCCCTCATCGGTCACATCGGCCAGCATTTCTATCCCCGACCACATCATCACCACGGACAATCTGCCCGAACACCGGCACAAGATATTCTCGTCCTACGATAGCCCCGAGGCGTCAGAGGACTACCCGACCCCCAGCACATATGTTGCGGTTGAGGCGGGCGGTTCTGGTTCCTTTGCCTACTCCATGAAACGCGCAGCAGTTACCGAACCCGCGCCTAGCCTGGGCCTTACCTCAATGGAGAACGGTGTGCCTTCACCGACAGGACTGAGCCACTCAGCCGGTACGGTAGACATCTCCCACACGCACGACCTGACGGGGGCGCTTCCCCCTTACTACAAGCTCGCCTACATCATGTACACGGGTTAAGTCATGGCGTTTATTCCGCTAAGGAACTTCGGTAAGTACGGTGTTGTTCACGACACCCAGAACTCTGCCCTGCCTATAGGAACGTGGTCTGATGCGCTGAATATGCGCTTCTCCGGTATCGAGATGGAGAAGATGCTGGAGCCGACCCTGTTCTCTACAGTCGATGTGATTGGCACCCCGAAGTGGATGCAGTTATGGGCAGACGGGTTTTCGTCCTACATAGCGATTGTCATTGAGCGGGACGAGGAGGACTACCTGTACTGGCTGGATCGCCGGTCAGATATAGACGAAGGAACCTGGGTTCAGGTTGGCGGGCCTTATTCCAGCGCGGGGCAGTGGCAGTCATTCGCCTGGGGCGATACCTGTATCTTCAACAATGGTCGCAACCCCCCGCAGATGTGGGACGGTGAGTCGCTGGAGTTTGTGGATCTGCCCAACTGGGGCGTCATATCATCCGCTGCCGACATCACGGCCAACAGAGCGCCCTCCAGGGACACGCAAGCGGCCTGTACCTGCCTAGTACCCTTCAAGAATCATCTGGTCGCCTGTGGCGTTACAGAGCGCGGGACGTACTATCCCAACAAGGTCTGGTGGAGCGATACGATTACCTTCGCCACCTATAAGACCGGCGCTGCTGGCGGGCCTCCCTCCTGGGACTACGAGTCTCCCTCGACCAACTCCGGTCAGTCAGAGGTTGGCCTGGGGGATGGCAAGATCCGCACCGCCGCCCCGCTTAATGAGGCGCTGATTATCTACTGCGATTCATCCGCGACTGCGATGCAGTTGGTTGGTGGTCGCCAGATCATGCGGTTCCTGCGGTTGTTCAACAAGGGTGCGGCCTCGCTGCATACCGTGGTCGAGTTCCAGTCGAGCCACTACGTTGTCGCCAGAGACCAGATATATATCCACGATGGAAGCATCCCCAGGTTGATCGCTAAGGATCGGGTTGAGGATGAGTTCTTTGAGCGTATCGGGAAGGGCGGCAGGTACGGTGACGGTACTGTTGACTGGACGAAGATTCAGGTAGTCAAGAACCCTGACCGCAAGGAGATCATGATCTGCTTCGATAGCGCACCTGGGTACGGCTCTAACTCTAACCTTGAGCCAGAAACAACGCCTGCCGTTTGCCAGCCTTACGCTTGTGATTCTCTGGAGGTTGGAGGGGCTTCTGTTGCCGGGGGCCACTGGTGGCCCATGACTGATCCGAATATCGACGGGCTTGGCACTGACCCTCAGACCAATGTCTTTAAGACTTCTAGTGAAGAGTAT